ATGAAGTTATTACAGCTTTTTCTCATAAGTAGTTCTATAAGACCTGTCACGCTTTACTTGTTTGTATCCTTTCTTCTCATAAAGTTTTGCAGCCTCTGTGTTGAAATCAAATACATTTAAAGATACTATATCAGCACCATCTTTCTTAGCCATAGCTTCTACTACAGATAGCATAATACTTGCAATACCTTTACCTCTTGATTTCTCATCAACCCATACAGCTGTAATATAAGCAGTTACAGGAGTTGCCATTCTATCTATTCTTATTTCTATCATTCCTACATCTTCTTTTAAGCTACCAAGTTTAGATGAAGCAATAACAGTCTTGGTTCTTCCAGACTTCATATCAGCTTGTATTTTTCCCATAAGATTCCCTAAAGGTTCTAATTTGAAATTCACATGTTCTTGGTGATAGTCATATATAGCCTTATGGAATTTAAAGCAAGTATTTGCGTCAGGAAGTTCAGCTATTCTTACGGTTACCCTCTCATTTAAGTCAGTTTCAGCATATAGATTAATCATTTCATCCCCCTTGTATTTTGCATAAGATTATTCTTACTTCTACTCTCTTTCATAAGTTTACTTTCTTTCGGTTTGCTATTCTGTCCTATAGGTTTAACATTTCTAATCAAATCATTTTTAAGTGTAGCTACCATATATTATCCTCCTTAGGTCAAAGTAAATAGCTGGGTTCCCCCAGCCATTATACTCATTATTGGTCAATATTACTCCAGTAATCATCTTCTGCCTTGTTATCTGGAATGTATTCTTCATTCACTTCCACTTTCTTATTAGTATTTGCATTTGCAAACTTCTTAGCAAGTTTAGATTGGTGGAATGATTCTATAGTAGAAGTTCCAGCAAGGATTGCATTTATCTTATTAAGTATAGTTTCAGTTTCAGTCGTAGCTCCACTTCTAACCATATCTTCAATAGTACCATCACTTGCAAATGATTTCAATTTTATTGAATTTGAGAAAGGACAAACGAGCTTTGATTTTTGTATTATTTGTCCCTCTACCACATCGTAAATTGAAAGTCCACAAATGTAGTTACCTTCAGTATCTTCAACACCGAATATTCCAAATGCACTTTCCTTTCCAGCTATTGCAAATTCAAATGGAGATTTTGTATTCATCTTTATTCTTGCTTGACGGAGCATTAAAGCTAAATCTTCAAAATCATTATTTGAAATAAAATGTGTCTTTTCTGCTTTCTTTTCAAAAGGTCCTTCTTCAGTTCTTCTATACATAGCAACTAAAAGTCCTCTTTCAAAAAGTTGCATTCCACATCTTTTGCAATTTGCTACTTCTTTTGCAAAATATACCACTGAGTGAAAATGAGTTGATACTAATTCTTCCGCGTTTTTTCTTTGTTGTTCCATATTACTTATCCTCCTTAAAATAATCTATGTCGGTGTTAATGACATTTAGATTTTATTTAAAACTATATTGTACTCCCCTTCTTTATTATATTCAATATTAACTATCTCAGGTATGACAGCTGAGTCATTAGGGTCATAATCTGCATACAGATATTGATAGTCTTGATTATAGCTATTAATAGATACAAATTCTATCTTAGTTACATCAGTTATATCATCTCTTACTTTTCTTATTAAATCAGATACGTGGAATGTCTCATCATTTAAGAAATCAATCTTTGCAAAGTAATCTCTTATATAATCCCTTACATAATCCAAATCATTAGTAGCATTATACTTAAGTCCTACTTTAAATACAAATGATACATTGACTTTATCAAGTCTTGCATTCTCATTACCAATAGCGTGGTTTTTAGCTGAACCATAAGTATTTACAAACTTAAGAGTTGCTGTAAAGTTAGTTTGAGTTTGTAGCCATAATGTATTTATATAATCCATTTCGGCATACACTTCATTAAATACTGAGTAACCATTATCTTCTACAAACTTATATCCGAAAAGTGGTATAGACATAAGCTTTATTGTATTTGTATCTATATCTTCTATTTGTATTCCAGATATATCTGTATATTCTTTTATTAAGTCTATATCATTAACTGAGAATACATTTACAAGTGCTTTACCTGATATATCTGGAACTCCATATCTATGAGCACTATTATCATTATTATTACCATCATCTTGTACAAGTATCTTTATAGCTTTAAACTTAATATCAGATTGAACATTTGCCTTTACTCCATTATTATATAAAGCTAAATCAAGTCTTCCATCTTTTATAAAGTAATCAGTTTCAAGTTCAGCTTCAAATCTATACATATCATTTCCTTCTTCATAAGATTTCATGACAGCTGGTACATAACCTATATATGCTCCATCTTGAGATTGAAAAGCTACATTTACTTTTATTTGTCCATTATCAGTTATACCACCACTTGGATTCGCTGTATGAAATACAACTAAGTCTTTCTTGTCTTCTGAAGCAAGATTTGTAAGTAGATTAAAAGATAGCTTAATATTCTTATTAGGCTCACGATTAATATACAGTCTATTAACCATGAAGTTATATTTTACCTTATCATAGTTATATTCAAACTCACAAGGATTATCTCTTGCTATATACATCTCATAAGTTTCAACCACTCTTTTAATTCTATTTATTACATGTACAAGAGATAGCATATAATCAAACGAATCAGTTCCTGTAGCTAACGCTCTTGGGTATACAACACTATCTCCAAGTCCAGTTCTTAAATGAGTAGTTTCGGGTATCTTATAATGTGTATCTTTCTTTATAAGTTCATTTAACTTAACTTGTACATTTAAAGTATTTGTGGGTATTAAATACTTTCTATCCTTACCAAAATACAATGGTGCAAATATTGAATACACTCTCATCTTCCAGTCATCTCTTGTTTTAATAACCTTATATGCTTTATTATTTCTTTGTGAGAAATGAAGTGATAAATCATAGTCAGTAATTAAAGAGTTTCTTGTATGAAGAGAGTTTATTATCTTTCTTCTTAAAGTTTCTAAGTTATCTTCATTAGCTCCTTCTATAGTATATTTCATTTCAGTAGTAGCTGTTATATAAAAAGGTAACTCTTCTCCAGTTGAATCTTCTAAAACTATCTTATCTCCAATATATTCAAAGTTAGCTTTATCTCCCTTTGTAATATACATTGAAAGCTCAATTATACTATCTCTTACAGGAACAAAGTTTCCTCTATATCCTCTATTTGTAAGAGTTATTTTATTTTGGTTTAAATCATAGTATATTGTAGGCTTATCGGGAATTGACTTATCATAATACATTGACTTTTGTAATCTCTTTACAGTAGATGTATACTCATCTACTCTATAATATGGCGTAAAGTCAATTAACTGGTCTTCATATGTTATAGGATAAACGTCAGTTGATGAATCTACATATCTATAAGTCTCAAGCTTTCTTTGATATTGATATAAGTCAAGAGTTAAAACCATATTCTTATTTTGCTTAATAACTCTTATATTCGGATTCTTAATTGGAGATATAGGATTATATAAGCTATCAACATCGTATCTTGCAGTAATCGCCATACGACCATTAGGGTCATATATTTGAATTTGTATATCATAGTCAAGAGAATATACAAACTCATTTATCTTAACCTCAAGTGTATGAGGTATAGTATATCTATATAAATTAGGATTTATCATTTCGGCATTTTTAAGTACATCTTCTATATACATAGTAAATGCAAATCTTCTCATAGAAGCTCTTGCCATTTGAAATGATACATCAGCAACTTTATTCCATTTGAATAAAGAGTCCTTAAACTGAGCTGTTACAGGGAACATCTCTCTTGACGATACATAAGAAGAATACGATACTATATCATATAATTCTCCAAGTCCCTGAGTTTGATAGTATGCAGTAGATAGAGCATTAACTCTATCAGGTGGCATACCAAGAGTATCTAAAACTACAGCCATAGATTTTAGAAATTCTTCTTTAGTTGAAATAAACTTCTTTTCTTCCATCTCTTCCTCCTGCTATTTATTTACCTATATATTTTCTTACTGCCGAATAAGCTGCTTTTGCAACACTAGCGATCCCACCGCCACCAGCAGTACCACCGTTTCTGGCACCACCTGAATGTGAAGATGTTGCTGTAGTTTCACCAGATGATGTATAATAGTTAAGTCTGAATTTACCTGTATCATCATTTAATGTAACTGTAGCTCCTGATGTCCAGTAATACTCAAGCTTTCTATCAGCTATTGGTACATAGTCAGCCCAGAACTGTTTATTTGCTGTCTTTTGCATATCGTTAAATTCCATAAGAGCATAAGCGTCAAATGGTTTAAACATCGCTGAACTGAATGAAACTGATATTTCTCTTACTTCTCTATTAACTAGACCTTGGTTTGAAAATACAGAAAAAGGTATACTTGTAGGATAGTTACCGACAAGCTTTGCCCAGAATATAATATCGTGGTTATTTTCTTCAGTAACAAATACAAATATTGGAGCAGTGTAGCTCATTCTATTATACATAGAATCTTCATACTCTTGAGATAAAGTTCCTTCCTTTACCTTTTCCATATATGTAACCCAAACATTTATAAGCTTAAATGCTTCAGCATTTCTATCCATAGCAAAAGTTAAAGTTATAGGTACATTAACTAAGGATTCAGCAAACGATATTGGATACTCTTGTCTTATTCCTCTTATATTTGCGGCAGATTCAGCTTTAGATAAAGTTGCATCTTGGAATGATATCCCTACTACTCTATTTTGAAGTGCTGTCATAAAAGGAGTAGCTCCCGGTATTCTACCATTAAGCTGAGTATATAAAGATGGGTCTTGATTTATAATCATCGCAAGGTCAGCATCTTTCTTACCCAAATCCTCAGGAACTAAACCTGACTTTGTATCAAGTACACGACAAGTAGGTTTACCTATAAATATATGAGTTCTTGTATGAGCAAGAGTATTGTCAATTAAAGTAACTCCAAATCTATTTACAAAGCTTCTTTCTAAGTGCATACCTTCATTTATATTAGAAGTAAAACCGTAAGTGTTTTTAATATGCTCAGCAATATCTTTAAATGCCGCTGTTGAATATAAAGACATATCTCCGGGACTTGTATGTTCACTTCTATCTCCTCTTTGTGGGATAGTCTTATAAGTATTAGAACCATAAGGTCTATCTCCAGTAGAACGTCCATTATTGTAGCTATTACTTCCACCACTGTATCTATGATTCCAAGCAGCAGCCGCAGGACCATCTACTCCACCACCAGTTGAATTGGCACGATTTGCCCAACCCCCATGATTTGCGGCACTATTGATTCCACCATACGCGTTATCCCAAGCACCAGTATTTCCACCAGTACCACCTGTAAGTCCGGGTCTATCAACATAGTTATTCCCATCTATATAGAAATTGATCCAAGGGTTGTTACGAAAAGAACCCTTAAGCGTACTTCCGAGTTTACCCGGAAGTCCACCGAATATAGATTTATATGAGTTTAATACTGGATTTCCAAACCAGCTATCTATCTTACCAAATAATCCTTTTCTAAGCTTTGCTTCTATCTTACCAAAAGTTGAATTGAATTTATTATTTATTTTCTCAGTTACTCTACTAACTGCATTATTGACATAACTGTCAACCATACCAGTTACATTATTAACTCCAGTTTTAATAGCGTTATCTATATTCTCAGATACAGTTCCTATGGCATTATTTACAAAGTCCGTTCCACTTGCATAAAGGTTATCTTTAACTCCTGATGCAACTTCAGACCAATCTGTATTTGTGATACCAGAATATACATTTGATATAGGATTAGTTATATTATTTTTTACAGAATCCTGTATCTTATTATACGCATTGGTAGTGACATCGCTTAAACTACCCCCGGGTAATTTGTTCTCGTCATCCATGTTAAAACCTCCTTTTTACATTATATTTTTCACTAAAGGGGTGTTTGGGACGGTTTTCGGAACGTAAAAAATAAAGGCTGGGAAACCCCAGCCAATACTTTTATTTTGTAGGAAATACATATTCTTGTCTGTCTGCACCAATGTATTTGACGTGCTTATTTGCACAAAGTTTTAATATCTTTCCTAGCTCTACAATTCTATCCCAGAATTCTGTACTATCTGGATTTATTGTGATAGTGTCTATATAGATAACATCAATGTCATTGTCATCTATATATTTAGCTATATTATAAAGACCTTGCATTTCTTCTATCTTAGTAGATACATTTGGTAGTAAACTCATAAGAGAATTGACTGCCACTTTGTTAGTATCTATTCCAAATAACTCTATAGCTTTATTAGTATTTAATACATTAAGATGATTGCCTAATTTATTATTAGCTGTAATAATAACTGCATTCTTTTTCTTTTCAGGAGCTTTAATTCCTGACCATCTTTCAGCTAACATTACATCGTCCCAACCATCATCTCCTATATCTTTAATTACTTCCTTTTCATCTACAGGAATTACATTTGCTAAGAAATTACCAAATTCTTTTGTATACAATAGTTTGCCGTGTATATCTCTTTCACCACGTTTTACAAACTCTCTGTATAATCTTGTAGCATCATCATTACAAAGAACTAAAGGTCTATTACTATGGTCATCTTTTAGAACTCCTTTAATGTATTTGTATACTGGCATTCTCATATTCCCACAGTATTCTCCATCTACCACATCTGTAACGTGGATTATATTCGCAAGTATCATACCAGCTCTAAATGTTTTCTTAGAATTCACATCATCTGGAATGAATACCCCTTCTTTAGTTCTAACATTAGTAACAGGCATTTCTTCTTTTGCCTTTGGTGCTTCTTCTTTGGGTTTTGCCAAATTTTCTTTATCTACATTATTGAATATTATATTTATTCTACGTGTAGCTTCCATAGAAGTCATTACTTCATTACTTGCAAATAAAGTATTTGCAGTTTTAAGTAAATTCAATACACGACTGTATTGCTCAGCTAAGTCATTGGAAAAAGCTACTGGGCATTTTTCTTTTAAATCTTGTATTAAAGATATTATGACATCTTTTGATTTTCCATTAAGAACATATATAGTTCTTCTAGGGAAAGCTATAGCTTTTATAATGCTTACTAAATCTTCTAATACATCATATACTGTATCTGATTCATGATGCACTACTGTTCCAAATATCCCAGCTTCAGTATTACGACGGATATCTATAATATAACCTCCGTCAGGTTTTACATCTATTGGGTCAAAATTAACCGCATTATATAACCCAACAACTACAATTTTCTTCCACATAGGTATTTCATTTTCCACATTTACATTTTTAATTGACATTTTTATTCCTCCTAAAATTTTGATATTAATATAAAGTGGGTGGAATTTCACCACCCCAGTTTTTAACCTTAAATGAATTTCTTGATTGGTACACAAGTGTAGTTATCTCCATCAAAATCTATTAGAGATATAAATACTCCACTAAACTCTTCATCATCATAAATACTTCTTACAATGTGAGTTATAGCTGGTATTAACCATACTGTACCGATACCTTCTACATCAATGTATAGTTCTATAAATGGACCATATTCTGATAACTTTTCTTTAAGAACACTTTCAACATTTTCAACCCATTTTTCGATACTATCACTATCTACTACATTTGTAAGTTCATCATGTAAAGTTCTATTTACAACGAAGTCCCATTTTTCAGCATTCTCAAAAACTATTTCTTTTGAGTAATCATTTCTTCCTCCAATTAAATAAACTAATCCATCTTTCATAATTTTACCTCCATAAAATATTATTGTATTGTACTACTTCGTTTATAATATATACGAAAAAATATTAATGGTGTAGGGACACCCCTACACCACTCATATTATCTGAAGTGCACGTTATATTCGTACTCTGCCTCTTTGTTTTGTTTCAAATACTCTTCTTCTATATTTAGTTGGTTAGCAACTAATAAGTTTCTGTGGTCTGTATAAGTAGAACCATTTAACTGTACATTTACTGTATTACCAATGAATAAGCAAATAGTAGAGAATTTTCTTCTTACATTTTCACCTATAGATTTATAATATTCAGCCATATCTTGAAGAGTTATATTAAACTCAGTTTGGATAACAGTTTCAACAGCTACCGAACCAGATAAAGAGTTTTCTGGTCTATCAGTTAGCTTTTGTTCTCCATCTACAGTTCTATTAACCCAATCTATCTTCTTTAATTTCTTTAGATAATATTTTACATCATTTCCTTCTACACTTCTTCCAGCATAGTTTTGATATAAAGTATTAGGGTCATCAGAAGCTTTCTTTACCATTCTCCAAGGTATTCTTGTAGCAGCAGTAAATCCCGGAGCATATCTATTAACAGCTTTAACAACAGCTCCATCTGCTCCACCATTACATAGCATTACTCCACAATAGTTAAGTTCATTTTTAACTATTGAAGATGTAGGTGTAATAGTAGTTTTTAAATCTTCATCTAAAGTTAATACTTGTATTTTATTAGTTCTTTTACCAGTTAAGAATTCTGCAAGTAACTGAGTAACTCCAATAAGCATAGTGTTTTCTCCAGACTTAGTTCTTCTGAAAAGAGTTCTACCAGAGGGTAGAGTTACATTATCTTCTTTCTTTATAAGAACACCTCTTACTTCGTTTGAATGTTTAGGGTCATCTAAAGATGAAGAAAATGATAATATATCGTCTAATTTTCTCATTTATCTTCCTCCTATCTTTTTAATATATCTACAATGTCTGTTTGTAAACGTCCAGTTTCACGACATCTTATCGTATCATAAACCTTAGTATCTGTATGAATATCTAGTTTAGTTTTATTGGTAATAGTATCCTTTACTCCTAGATTTGAGTATCTATCCCAGAAGTACCATTTATACTTATCATTTAAAATTTCTAACGGTTCTACGTATTCATGCTCAAATTCTTTAAAAGTCTTTTGAAAAGCATAGTCGTGAATTTCTATATCTCTATCTCTTTCATGTACTTTATATAGTACATGCGGTACAGTTTCAAATACGTCGATATAATCATTGTCATACTCTTTAAACCATCTTTGGAATCCATCATCATACGTAATCTCATTCATATCAGGTCTTAGATATTCTACTGTATTAGGAACTGTAACCCAAGGTGGATACATAACCTTACTTCTATCTCTTACTCCCTTTCTATGAATAAAATCAGTTACTTCAAGATATGAATGGAATCCTAACATCTTTACAGTTTGTGTAGCTTCTTCATAAGTAGTTGTAGTAACTCTATCCCAAAGCCATACATGATTCTTAATAAGAACTTCTGATAATATTCTTTCATAATCATCAAATACATACGAAGTCTCAGATACTCTTAAATCAACTGTATAAGTTTTTAAGAAAGCTATCATCTTAAACATTGTCGTTTTAATAGTTTGAGCTTCATCTTCCTTTATCTTAGACAGGAATGATAAAAGGTTATCTCTTGCTGCTGTATGAGATGGATTACAATAGTTATATAAATCTTCTATTACTGATAGAAGTTCCTCATTCATATCATCTTCTACATGTCCACCAACTTTCATTGCTTGTAAGTGAGTATATAAAGGTGGATTAGATACAGCTAAGTAATCAGAATAACTATCATAATTTTTAATCTGTCCATAGTAATGATTAATAGCCATAGTACCTATCATGTGCTCAAGTTTCATAAGCTCTTTCATTATAGCATAATCAAAGTGCTCTTCTCTTATCATTCTTCTTAGAACTCCTAAAGCGTTTCTATTATGTAAAAGTACATCTAAGAAATCTACAACTGACATACCTTCATTTACTGTCTTGTAGTAAGATAGGTATTCCATATCTTTTGGAACTCTTGAGTTAAAAGCTTCAGCAACTTCTTCTGTTAATTTAAAGTGATTATCTATACCATAGATATAAACAAGTCCTTCAGGGTCTTTTATTATATCGTCTTCATAACCATTCTTATTCATAATAAGTACCATAGAATACACAAATGCGTCCCATAGACTTGCTTGTAAATTCGCTTTAGTAAGAGTAAGTTTAAAGTCCCCTAATCTTTCTTTATTACCAAATAAGAATGATAAAAACTCAGATTGAGTAAAGGCATTTTCTGTAAGCGATACGACACTGTCAACTCCGATATACTTTGTAGTAACGTATGAGAAGTTCTCTTTCATTACATATTCTTTTAATTTATCTCTTCCAAGTCCCCATCTTCTATCTCCAGATACAAACTCATCAAAAGGAATCTTAGCTTTAGTATCCCCTTCTCTTATATTATAAATAAACTTATGTAAATCCTTAGCACCTATCGGTACTCTTACAAACGATAGCTTATAGTTTTCTTCTAAAGACTTAGTAGGGTCATAACCTTTTTCAAAGTCTACATATTCTTTATAAAGAATATATTGGTATACATCTTTAATACCGAAAGCTTCAGCAATATTAAGTATTGATGATTTATCTCCCTTATATCTTAAAACTCTATTTATCTTTTCAGCAAATGCTATACGCACAGATTTAGGTAAATCTGCAACGTATGGAATTGAGAATGTTCTATAAAGACTATCTAGTATCTCATCTGATGTGAAGTCGAACTCAAGTATATTCATAGGGTTTTCAGCAAGTATCATATACATTGTAGCACAGATAAGATAAGTTGCCGTAAGCGGTTCGTAGTAATCATAAGAGTCATGATAGTATTCGTTGTACTGAGTTTTCATATAAGCAATTCTCATATACTCATAAACTTCAGCAACTCTATATCCTACATTATACTTTGTAGTATCAATATATAAAAGTCCAAAAGCTTCTGTAGTTCTTGTCACATAAAAAGGTATTCTTCTTGTGATATAGTTGAGATACTCTTTATCAGGATTATCTTCTATAATCTTTTTTAGTATTCCTTTATTGGTTAAGATAGATATTTCTCCTTGGCTCATACGGTGAACTGGTATATTATCTCTTATACCGTCTATGTGGTATCCAAGATATAAAAAGTCTTCTTCTTGATAAGGATACCCCATAAGAGTTAGTACATACTCATTCTCTTCAATATAGTGTGAAAGCACATACTTTCTTTTATTCTCCAAAAGTTTCTCACACTGCTCTTCAGTCAAGTATAACTTTATATCTTTTGGGAATCTTTGCATTCTTATTATATTATCATGATTTAGATATCCTACAGCGAAGAACTCTTCTACTTCATAATCGTATTCATAAATACTATCAGTTTGATTTCTAGCATTTCTGTATATATTAAATCTGACACGAGACTCTTCAGTGTCATAGTATTCTAGTTCCTTTTGCTTTTTAATAACTGCTGTTTTAAGACAGTTTAGAATGTCTCTATTATCAGTTAAAAATTCGTCAATTCTTAGCATTATAAACCTCCTTTGTTAGTTCTAAATCTCATAAAAGTGTTCGTTACAAACGAGTTTACGAACATTTTAATTAGTAAATTAAGAACAAATGGAGGTTTAACATAGATGGATTTAACTATAATATTTTTAATATGTATAATAAATATAGTAACATTTACAGCAGTAGGCTTTGTCCTATGGTTTATCTTTAAGTCAAGAGAGTTTGATTTTCGTGAAAGAATGGAACTTAAAAGATTACATCTTGATAAGATGCGAACTCTAAAAGAGCTTGAGATTAAAGAAAGAGAATTGGAAATAAGAAAAGAGGAACTTAATAAGAATATTGAACTTGAAAGAGAGAAGTTAAGAATGAGTACAAAGCTTAACTTCAATGGAGATGTAATAGAGACATTGGATAGTATGGTTGCAGCGTATACTGAACCATTTATAAAACTTAAGTATACTAATGCTGAAAAGCCACTGGAAGAAAATATATTCTCAGAAATAATAGTACCAAGATTTGGTACTCCACGTAGTAAAGATATGGAAGAGATTGTTAAAAAGATATTTGATGATATGCCGCCTGATACAAGGGATATTATGAATATCTATATGACAAATACTAACTTACAAGAGCTAGTAACAAGAATGGTTACTATTTACTATCAAAGAGTAATGTATCAAATGACTAAGGTAAAAGAAGAAAAGGCAATAGAAGATAATAGAGCAGCTACAAGAAAAAGAGACTGGTTATTCGTAAGAGGAAAGTTAAATACAAATTGTAAGAAGATACCAAAAGAAGCTATGGACGTATTAAAGCGTATACAACCTAGAAACTTTAAAGAAGTTATGGTAGCGATAGAATCAATGAAGAACTTAGATATGCAAAATAGAAATGACAGAGAAATATACGAAATGCGTGAAGAGCAAGGTTATACAGCACTACTTAGTATTGACCCTAATGATTTATATGACCTTGCACATCTTGCTGAAAGTGAAGGTAAGGAGGTTACAGATTTATAATGAAACTGATTAAATTTGATGAGTTTGTGAGAAAGCTTAAAATACAAGAGGTTACTTCAACTAATCTTTTTATGGCAAACGGTTCTCCAGACCCTAATGGACTTGTATCACAAAGAATATTTGGAGTTTCAACTCTTGATAGGCAAACACTATTTGGATACATAAGCTTAAATGGAAAATTTATGCACCCAGTTATTTATAAAAGAATATTTAAAAGAAGCTTTAGAAAGATAGATGGAATAATTGCGGGTACTGATTATTATACTATTACAGACAAGGGAGAGTTAAAACCTGACCCTACAGGATATACTGGACTTGAATGGCTTTATAAGAACTTTGAAAAGATTAAGTTTAATAATATAAACTCAGGTAATGATGAAGACCAAGACTTATCTTTATTTAAAGAAGACGTAAGAGCTGTACTTAAGAAATACGATAAGACTACTTTATTTACAGATAAGATGATAGTTATACCTATAGCATTTAGAGACGTTGATATAAGAGCTGGACAAATGGGTATAGATGAGCTTAACTCTTTATATCGTTCTCTTATGAATAAAGCTAAACTACTTAAGGATAATAAAGATGTAAAGCTTTTTGATGTCAATAGACTTATGTATCAAATACAGTTACAAATTGTACAACTATACGATTTCTTAAAAGCTATAATTGGTGGTAAATATGGACTTCAAAGAAAAAGAGCACTATCAAAGCATGTGGACTATGGGTCTTTAATAGTTCTATCAGGACATGAGTTTGATGGAGATAAGTTCTATGATGAGAAAGTAAATGTTGATAAAACTGGATTTCCACTTACATCTATAAGTGCTGGAATGTTTTTATTTATGTCAAGAAGAATGTCAGCATTTCTAAAGCAACTTCCTATGAGAAAAAAGAATGGTTCACAATTTTCTTTAATGGAAAAGGAAATGTATTATGATGGGGAAAAGATGAAAGAATATAGAGATACTTACTTGCACTCTATATCTGAAAGACTTAATCCTATTTTAACTCCTGATGGAGAACCACTTATAATGGAGTATAAAGTAAACGGTAAGCAAAAGGCAAGAGCTATGACAATAACTGATTTGCTTTATATGTTTGCCTACGAAGAAGCTGAACTTGCTGAAAGACACATGATGGTTACACGTCATCCTACAATGGACAGCTTTAATATAATACCTACTCTTATCCATGTACTGTCAACTTTAAGAACGGTTGAAGTTGAAGCTTATGGAATGAAGTATCCTTATTATCCCGATATAGATTATATTATAGATAAGTATGGAGATTTACATATAAGAGAAAATGCAATAAGAGCTGAGAAGGAACTGTCAGGTTACTTTATAGAATCTGAAAAGATATCTACATTACAACTTGCAGGAATGGATGGAGACTTAGACGGAGATAAGACAGTTGCAAGACCAGTGTTTTCTGATGAAGCTAATGAAGAATGTAAGCAAAAGAGAAACTCTTTAAACTTATATTACGATATGAAGCTTGAGAATATGAAGAAGCTTGGAAATGATGCTCAACAAGCACTGTATTCATTTACAGTATTCCAAAAGGGTGCAAAACTTGCAAAATCTGAAACTGTTGCAAAACTTAAGGCTGCAACTCCTGATGATATAACTATGACATTCTTATTTAAAGAATTAAGAATAGGGGATACAACTAAGTTTAAGAAAGAAAATGATATAAGAGAACTTATGGAATTTGAAGGCGGAACATACGGACTTGCTGGTAATAAGACTTATTACTGTACAATAGGACACTTCATTGTATGGAAGCTTTTATTCCAAGAATGTAAGATACCACTTCTTACAGAAGTTCTAACTAAAAAGAAACTAGCTTCTATACTTACAGAAATAGGAGTAAAGATTGTAGCAAAAGAAATTACTATAGATGATTATAAAAGATGTATAAATAGATATGAGTCTTTCTCATTAAGAATGAGCTCATTTGTAAACCCATCTTTATCAACTGGTATGCTTTGTCTTACACCTGATATTAAGAACTTAAAGCAAAAGCTTATAGAAGAAAATAAAGAAGGACTTAAAAAGGACGACCCAGTTGCAGCAGACAAAGTTGCAAAAGGAGTTTTAAAGAAAGTAGAAGAGGTATACGCTGATGACCCTGCAATGGAAGCTTACGGTAGTGGAGTTCTAGGACTTGGAAACCAATTCCAAACAATGGCAGTTATGGCAGGTTCGCTTCCTCAAGATAGTGACTTTAATAAGTTTAGAGTTGTTACAGAATCACTTCAAGATGGACTTCAAAAGAAAGACTTATCTTACGCTTCTAATATGGGACTTGTAGGTGGATACTCAAGAGGTAAGGCTACTGAAGTCGGAGGAGCTGTTGCTAAGATGATGAACTATGTATTCCGTACAATAAGACTTGATAAATATGGTTCTGATTGTGGAACTAAAGTATATTGTAAAATATATGTAGACCCTTCAAAGAAGATACAATATATTGGGCGTTGGGTAATAGATGGTGGTAAAGAAGTTAAATTGGATGATAGTAATTATAGTAAATATGCAGGTAAAGAAATGGAAATGCGTTCTGTACTTACTTGTAAAGGTGAGATGATATGCTCAAAATGTGCAGGAGACTTACCTTATGAAATGCTAGACGTTTGGGATAAACCTGTAAACTTCGGTCTTAAACTTAATAAGCAACAACATGAGCTTGTACAAAAAAGACTTAAGTTATCACACGATACTTCAGTTAAATTCAAAGGACTTAACTTTGATACATTCTACCCTACTACTAAGAGAGAACCATAAAAAAAAATAAAGTCGAGAAGAACTTAGACCTTATCTATATATAATATATTTGAGGTATAATTATGATTAACGACTTTCTTTCTTTTTACTTGTCCTTGTTCTTCTCATAGTTATAATATATAATACAAAAAATAGAAGGGGTAAATCCCCTTCTATTAATTTTTATCTTATAGGTAATTGTCTTCAAATTGTTTTAGCAACGGTTGAATACAATCTGTAGCATCATATAGGTCTCTTTCAGATTTAACAAGAAGTCTACCTTCTTCATCATACGGAGCCCAAGATTCTATTGTCTCAGAGAATCTATCAATTCTTTTGTGAACATCAGCTGACTCTTCAGCAGTCAAAGCAATGTTATCCAAAGTATAATATCCAATTTGGACGTCCTTGTTACCCTTTGTCATAGTAACATTTTGGAAGTCTCCTATTCTAGGAACGAAGTATCCCAAGTCTCTTATAGCTATACTTCCTTTCTTAACTCCAAAGTTTTCAGCAGATAATACCAAATGAACGTCATTCATGTGGAAGTATTCATTGAACTTTCTTAATACTGCTGACACTTCTTTATAATGCTCAACTGCTGCATATATTGCAGCATCTCTTGTGTCATTTAAGAATTCCCCCGATTTAGATTCCAAATTCTTTATGTATTCTGCACATATCATGAAGTTTTGGTATCCATTTCCTAAAGAGAAGTTAGATACCATTGGCATATGTGCACCCAATGCTTTAAACGCTGTAGCATCACTTGATACAACTGATGAGCTATATCTTTCAATAGCGTTATCTCTAAATCCCACTTCTCTAAATGGAACTTTGTAAACCCAAGCTGAACCTTCTACTCTAAATGCAATTCTGTTTTGCCCTCTTCCTAGCACTTGAAAGCCTGCTTCTCTTATTAAGCTTTCATAAGTTTGAGCAACTTCTTCAGCTGATGAGCTAGATTGGTAAGCTTCTACCATTCCATTTGCAAGTTCAAAAACTCTTTCTTGAACTTTTCTGTTTTCAGCCTCATTATCGTAACCTCTGTCATTTCCAAACCCACTGTAGTTTCTATTGTTTCCAAACATTTTTATTCCTCCTTATATT